TCCATACACCTATGAAAGAAAGAGTTGTTTTTCAGCTTTACGTCTTTTTTGTAACCCAGTATTAACTTGACCACCTGAATAGATCCATTTATCAAATTCAGCCGCCACAGTAGCATCATCCGCACCACTATTTAATAATTTAAGTAAAGTACTGGTAGCAAATCCTCCATCTCCTACATTATAAGCAAATGATGATAATGCAATTAACTGATTATCACTAATAGGTACTTTAACTAAGGATCTCACTTTATCGTATTCTTTTTGTGCCTCTAATAGTAACCATCTTTTAGCAGTATCCTTACTAACTACATCACCTTTTTGTACTGGACGGTTAGCATCCCAGTTATAACCTGATCCATAACCTACTGACCATTGTTTATAGTCAGGTTTGGCAACTGGCTCAAATCCCTCTAACCCACCTATAAAATTAAAAAATTGATCACTTAAAAGTCCAAAACTTGTATTAGTTAGACTTTTAGCTATTTTGTTTCTAAGCATATATAAAATAATTATAGCACCAATTCCTAGTGCAATCTTTTTATTTTTAGTCATCTTTACTGTTTTGTTGCATCACTTGCACTAGCACCTAATAAAAAAGTACTAATAGTAGCTACTAATTGACCAGCTGTTTGTACTTTACCAGTACCAGATGTAGCAAAATAACCCCCAATGGCAGCCAATAAACCAAAAATTGTAGTTTTAGCGTTTTTCATTGTCTTTTAGTTTTTTAATTTTTTGAATATTATATACAATAGTAGTAACACCAGAGATAATACCTATACCCATTAATCCAATTTTAGTCATTTGTTCAATGTCTAACATACTGGCAATATAAGCCAGTGCAGTTAATGCAGTACCCCTAATGCTCGTCATATCGTAATTATTGTGCGTCATTATCCTTTTGTAGTTCAGTAGCTATTAAATTAAATGCGTTTGATACTTGTACTGCTACTTCTATTTGTTTAAATAGTCCAGCTTTAATACTTTCATCAATTACTACTTTAATTAATTGTAGTGCTTCTTGTTTTTCTTTCATAGTGTTTATTTTAAAGGTTAAAAAAGTTATACCAAAGTTAAATTTAATTTTCCAGCTGCCCAATTATAGGCATAAGAATTACTATCTGGACTTGTTGAATATGCTTCATAGTCAAATCCAGTCATTGTTAAATTACCATCTGCAAGTCTTACTTCTTCTGCATTTAATAAAGCGTAATAAAAAGTAGCACTTGTACTTAAATTATCACTAATGCTAACTAAATTGAATAATGTAGCTTGTACCATTTGCCCGTTGTACCAAATTGATACTGGTTGAATTTGTTTCATATTAGTTAATATTATTTTTTACTAATTTATCATTAAGTTCTTGAATTGCTTTTACTAAAGCAGCTATAATAGGACGATCACTTAAACCAATAAAATCTTTTTCTTCTACATATGCTTGTGGAATAAACTCTTTTACTTCTTGTGCAATAAATCCCAAATGCTTATTAGTATCGTTTTCTTCTTTCATTCTAAATAAAGTAGGCTTTAAGCCTAATATAGCTTTTAAACCTATTTCGCTTAACTCAAAATCCTTTTTTCTATTTATATCCGAAGTTGGGGTATATATACCAGTTGCTTGTGCAATACTTGCTACGTTTCCAGAGGCATTATTATAAAATCTTGCAGTGCTACTATTAGCATATAATTGCCAGTTTACACTTGTAGTTTGATCAGTAAATAAATAAGTTGAATTTGATCCATAAGAATAAACTGCACCAGTTACTTGTAATTTAGCACCATTATCAGTATTTGTACCAATTATTACATTGTTATTTTGTGATATATTTAATGTATCAGTATTATTTATACCAAAATGTAAATATTGACCACCATCTGCATACATACCAATACCACCAGCACCACTTGGAGTTACGTGTAATATTGTTGCTCCATAAGTTGCTTCATCTGATACTCTAAATGCTCCCTTTACTTCTAAATTTGCAGTTGCATTATTTAAACCAATACCTAATCTTTTATTAGTATTATCCCAAAATAAATTAGTATTATCTTGAGTTAATACACCATTACTATTTGCAAAAGGTACACTACCCAATGTTAAAGCAGCAGAAGATAAAGCAACGTTACCGTCATTTGCTGGAAATGTATATTGATGTGTTAAACTATCATTAGGGTATTGTATAGCAATTATTTGACCGTCAGTTTTTCTAATACTATTTTGAGTATAACTACCATTTAATAACCAATAAACAGAAGTTGATCCAGTAATTGTACTTGGCGATGTACCGTTATTTTGAAATGTAACGTATGAGTTTGAATTTAAAGTCAATCCACCAATAAAAGTAGCATTATTAGTAGTACTATTAAAACTTAAAGCAGTACTTGTAGTACCATTATTATATAAATCAAAACTATTTGCACCAGCATTATAAGTATTTCCTATTCTCCATTTACTTGCACCAGCATTTTGAAATTGTAAATAAGCATTATTTGTACCAGTACCATTAAATTGAGCATTTGTACCAGTAGCGTGAATATCCAAAGGAGCACCTGGACTATTTATACCAATTCCCAATCTTTTATTTGTATTATCCCAAAAAAATGAAGTATTGCTTTGACTTAATAAACCACCACCGTCAGCAAATAAAACGCTACCAGTTGTCAAAGCAGCAGCAGATAAACCTACAACACCACTTGCGTCTGGAAAATTTACACTTCTATTTGTAGTTGCATTAGTACCAAATAATTCTATATAATTTGAAGAAATGTTTGTATTTCCGTATAATCTTAATACTGGAGTTAATAATCTATTAACTGAAGTATTAAAGATCATAGTAATTGGATTTGCATTAACACCACTACTGTCAAAATTTAAAGTACTTCCAGTAATACTTATACCTTGATTTGTTGTGTTACCATTTGTTGTAACTTGTTGCAAAGTACCAGTAGTACCAGCACCAGCGTCAGCAATTAGCGTCCACGCACTACCAGTATCTTCATAAATAGCACCAGTATCAGTAGATATGAATACACGACCAGCAAACCCAGCCGCTGGACGATTAGCAAATACATCACTAAAAAAAGCTGGAGTGCCTTTTTGATTTATGATATTATTTTTAAGTCCTATTGACATTTTTTAAATTTTATGGTAGTAAATATCTTTTTCTAGCTATAACTACGTTATTTCCAGTTGTACTAGATCCAAAACTTACAAAGTATCTTTGTTTTGTATTTTCACCAGTATTGCCTTGCACCTCAAATTGTTGTCCTTGTTGCAAAATGATTACGTTATTAATTGTTACAGTAGCACTACCGTAATTAATAAATACATATCCGTTTGCATTATCACCACCTACATATTGACTAGTATCAACTGTATAAAAGTCAATTTCATAGTTTATTAATGGTACGTTTAAATTGCTCATATTTATATTGTATTAGGTACTTTGCCCATTCTCATACCATTAATTACATAATTAACGTTATAAGCATTTGCATCCATAGTAGTTTTAATATTTGACTGATCATTTGGTTGTACTGGTGCTGTTGTTGCTGGTGGCATAGTTTGCTTTCTTAATAGCCAATATATGCCTAACCCAGCCGCCACTAGTATAAATATTGTATAGTCGTTATCTTTTTTTCTCTTTGACATATTATAAAGTTGTTACATCGTTTGCGTAAACAAATGCGGGTAAACCATATTGAAAACTATCACCATATACTACGCTGTAAATACCGTTATTAAAACCCGTTACAGTCATACCAGCACCAGCATAATCATAAGTCATAATTACATTTTTATTGATATCAAATAATTTAGTACCTACTTTACTATATACTTCTTGCGTACCAGTAGGTGCATCAATTTGATTTACATAAACTTTACCTGATAAAGTTTTATTTTTAAAGCTACTAAATAATAAAAAAGCAGCACCTAAACCTAAAAATAATAAACCTTTATTATCTTTCTTTGCTCGTTTTTTATGTGTAGCTTTTTTACGTGTTACTTTTTTTCTCATTTTTTTATAGATTTAACTATTGATGGCAAAGCTATTGCTATAACTACTGCACCAACTATATATGGTAAATATGTTTGTAAATAATAACCCACTACACCGCTTTTTTCTATTGCAGCTGCTTTTTGCTCATCTGCAATTTTTTGTAATATATTAGGCAAATCAGGCACATCTAATTTTCCAGTTTCTTGTAAAACATATATTGGATTTTGATTATCATAATCTGCTCTGCTTAAATATATTAACCAATATAATTGGCCTTTACTATCAACAAAATATGAATATATATTTCCAATCCTTTCACCAGCACTAAAGGTTCTAGCAATATTTTTAAAAGTCCAATCTAATGCACTAACATTACCTTTTGCGTATAGATCGTGATTTACTACTTTATCTGCTGTTACTGTTGCCATTATTAAAGGTTAAAAAAGTTATAACATATTTAATAAAGAATTTAATTGCAATGATCCCATTTGATCTAATTTTCTCAAATGATCTATTGTAACTCCTTTATTCATTAAGTTATTTAATATTGTTATTGCCTCGTTTGTTCTATTGTCATCTATTCCAGCAAGACCAGTAGCAACTGCTTCTTGTGGTTTAATTCCAGCAAAACTTCCTAATAAACTAGTTAAACCTGATATTAGTAAATTTTGTACGTGTGGTTGTTGTAATAAATTTCCTATTACTCCTTTATCCTCAACTTCTTCTTCTTCTTCTAATTCATCCTGATTTAATTTAGTTAAAATAGCATTAAGAGTTTCTTCCATCTTGCTATTGTAACCAGTTCCAGCCATTCTTTGCATAGAGTAATCAACTTTTTCTAATTCGGACGGACGGCAAAGTAAACTAGCATATATTGGAGTTTTATCCGTAATATATCCCGCTTTATCTTTTTTAGGATGTAGTTTAATTATTAATAGATCATTAACACCATTTTGCTCAATAGCGTATAGATCACTTTCTAATTTGCTACGTCCAGCCTCGCTGTCGTCATTATTCCAAGAAAATAGCAACTGTTTAGGTTTTACCCAAACTGAGTAATACGGACTGGTTGCGTTTCTGTCAAACCAGTCCATAATACCAGTAGATCCAGTTACCATAGCTTTTTCGATTGCCATAGTATTATAATTTAAAAGTTATAGTAAATACCAAAAGAATAAGCTACACCAGTGGTAGCTAATGCTGTTGGTAAACTTACGTAGCTTTTTGTCCAGCTAATTGTCAAACCATTCACTGATGGTAATTCAAGTACATAAGGATCTGCCGCACTATTAACAATGCTATTCAAACTAACCATAGGTAAACTATATATTAACTGTTGGTCACCTTGATACAATGTTAAAAATGACTTTTTCATATCCGCAGTTGTAACTGGAGTAGATCCAGTTAAAGCAGTTGCAGTTATTGATCCAGCTGTATAAATTTGGATGCTCGTGATTTTGGCATTGCGTAATTGTGGGGCATCTCCGAACTGGAACCTTGTCAATGTACTACCTGATGGCACGGGTATTTCCAAATACTCAAACCTTTCAATACGTATCATATTTGTTCATTAATAATTTTAAAAATAGGGGGAATTGACCGTCCCCCAGCGGTTAGCGTTTAGACTTCGCAAAAGTATTATTTTACACTTGTTACGTTCTGTGCCAATAATCCGTAGAAAATTGTCGCAACGTATGTGTTACTATCCAATGCACTTGGTGCAGCTGGGAAGTTCAAAGTAGCATTAATGTTACTAGCACCGTTTAACACGATATTAGGCTCACAAACTGTTTGTGCGTATTCATCCATACTAACTTGGTCAATAGCAAACTGTGCTGGACTTGTTACAGACGCAACGTTAAAGTTTGTATTTTGTTGTTGTTGTGGTACGTCTAAGTGTTGTAATAAAGGCCACTTAGGTAATACGTTTTGATTATTCACTTGAATAGAGAAAAATCCGTTATAAATATTATATAACTGTGCAGCACCAGTAGAAAACGCTGTTAAGTTTGGATAAGTATAGTTTTTAGCAGATCCAGTAGTTGCACTACCTGATACTAATAAAACTTGAATTGCACTTACCACAAACATATCTTGTAATTGTAAACGTTGTTCACGAACGGTTGGAGTGTTACCGTTTTGAGTTTGGTTTACTAAAATAGGTACTTGATAAGATGCAGATGAAGTTGTTAATAAACTTTCACTACGTAAATAAGAAGGAGTTAATACAGCGTGTGATGTATCATATCCTAATTGATTGATAAGGGTTTTAGCGTTCTCGAACACCAATCTAGCCCCAACTTGACTATTTGCCATTTTATTTTATTTTTTATTAAAGGTTAAAAAAGTTAATTAACAAGCTTCCATAATTGCTGCGTTCTTAATACCAGCGATGTATGTACCAGCTGTTGCACCTTGATATCCAGCAATGTTACGTACTGGTTTGTTACCATAGTAGTTTGCACCAATACCGCTAATTAAACCAGTTGTTTTAACTAAGTTCATAGCACCTACTGCAATCATACCTGATCCTAAATTAGCACCAGTTGCACCTTTTACGAA